GTGATCCAGCACCAGCGCTGGCTCTGGGAGCGAGCCCAGGGACGTCCCCTATCCATGCTCCAGGGGGAAGAGCTGGGGAAGCTGAAGGTGCTCATGCTGGAGCGCAAGGCTCTTGTCTCAGGACGCACCCTCTGGCTGGGCGGTACGGACATCGCCAAGACCCGTGAAGCCAGCCAGTTCAATTGCAGCTTCGGGAAGGTCGAGACGGTATTCGACGTGGTCGATGCCTACTGGCTCCTGCTTCAGGGATGTGGTGTCGGCTTCGAGCCCGTCACTGGTCAACTGAACGGCTTCACGTCCCCCGTAGAGATCGAAGTCATCCGTTCCAAGGGTCAGACCACCAAGGGACGAGAAGACAACCTGGAGACCCTTCAGGACGGCGTATGGACCATCTCTGTGGGGGACAGTGCCGAGGCATGGTCCAAGGCGGCAGGAAAGCTCCTGGCCATGTCCAAGCCCGTCAAGAAGCTGGTACTGGATTTCTCCGAGGTGCGGGGAGCCGGTGTCCGCCTGAAGGGCTACGGGTGGATCAGCAGCGGCGACGAGACCATCCACAAGGCATTCCGCGCGATCGCTGAAATCCGCAACAAGCGGGTTGGCCGGCAGCTCACCCGGATCGACATCCTGGACGTGATGAACTGGCTGGCATCGACGCTGTCTTCGCGACGTGCCGCTGAGATCGCCCTGGTCCCCTATGGTGATCGTGAAGCCGAAGCTTTTGCCCAGGCCAAGAAGGATCACTGGATCGACAACCCGCAGCGCTCACAGTCGAACAACTCGCTGGTCTTCTACAGCAAGCCCAGCAAGTACGCACTGCGTGGCATCTTCCAGCAGATGATCGCCTCCGGTGGATCGGAGCCCGGCTTCATCAATGGCGAAGCCGCCCTGAAGAGGGCCGAGTGGTTCAAGGGCTGCAACCCATGCGCTGAGATACTTCTCGGTCACAAGTCCTTCTGCAATCTGGTTGAGGTGGACCTGTCCAAGTTCGTCAACGACATTGGTGGTCTGCATGATGCCATCTGGTTGATCGCCCGAGCCAACTATCGGCAGACCTGTGTTGATCTTCGAGATGGCATCCTGTCCCCTGCGTGGCACGAGCTGAATGGCTTCCTGCGGCTCTGTGGTGTTGGGCTGACCGGCATCGTTAAGTGGATGGATGCAAACGGTTATGGCAACGGCACGGCTGGGCTAGAGCTAAGGTACCTTCGTGCCAAGGCACAGTACGCAGCAAACTCTATGGCTGATGATCTGGGTCTTCCTCGTCCCCGGGCTGTCACCACGGTCAAACCTTCAGGCACTCTTGGCAAGGTCATGGATACGACCGAGGGTGCTCACCGCCCCCTTGGGAAATACATCTTCAACAATGTGAACTTCTCGAAACATGACCCCCTGATTCCGGTGCTCAGGAAGCATGGCTACATGATGTTCGAGAACCCTTACGATAGCACCGGCATGGTGGTGACCATCCCAGTCAGCTACGAGGGCGTGAAGTTCACTGAAGTCAACGGCCTGGAGATCAACACGGAAAGCGCCGTGGAGCAGCTTGAACGCTACAAGATGCTCATGGACAACTACGTGGACCACAATTGTTCGATCACGGTCAGCTATGATCCATCCGAAGTGGACGACATCGTTGACTGGCTGGATACGAATTGGGATCACTTCGTTGGTGTCTCCTGGCTCTTCCGGGCTGATCCGACCAAGAAGGACTACGAACTGGGCTATCCCTATCTCCCCCAGGAAGTGGTCACCAAGGAAGAATTCGAAGACTACATCTCCTGGTTGACCCCGGTGAACCTGGACGAAGCACATAGCCTTGACTTGGTGGATGATGGCGGGTGCTCTACAGGTGCTTGCCCTGTCCGCTAAGACCCTGACTTGATTGGTATAATGGGTGGACCCTTCCTTCGTGGAAGACCACCCAGCCAATTAAGTTCCACTTTAGGACGTAGGGGGACTATAGGGGGACTATAAGTAGTCTTACTGTGTTTCTCTAGGTTCTAGGTACTAGGTCTACCATGATTGGTTCCCCTATAGAGGGTAAGACCTAAGACACACTATAAGTGCACTATAGGTAATAGGGTCTTGCATAATAAGTACCCAACTCCCTGTCCTCAACTAGATGTCCTTCTCATTCAGCATCTCCAGGAACGTTTTCCTGAGAGGTCTCCATCCCCTGGTGAGACACTGGACGACCTCAGGCATCGAGGGGGACAGGCGTCGGTAGTCCGCTACCTCACCGAACAGTTCAACCGTCAGCAAGAGACGGTCTTCATCAACGAGGATTGACCAACGATGTGCATGTCTGCACCGAAGGTCTCCACGCCTACCTATGAGGCACCTGCCACCCCACCCAGCCCTGAGCCGGTGGCAGAGGCGCCCAGTGTGGACGAGGGGGCAAAGCGAACCGGCTCTCGTGGGACGGAAGGCAACACCTCCAGCACCGGCACCCGGTCGCTTCGGATCGACCTGAACGTGGCCCAGCCCAACGGCGGCAGTGGTCTGAACATTCCGCAGTAACAAGGCAACATGGCAAACCAGAGCGTCGGTAAAGCCGAGGCTCGATATTCGCAGCTTAAGGGTGACCGTGCGTCATACCTGGAGCGGGCCAGAGAGTGCTCAGAGCTGACCCTCCCGATGCTGATTCCTGAGGAAGGGGGTCACCGGGTTACCCGCTTCAAGACTCCGTTTCAGGGTGTCGGAGCCCGTGGGGTCAATAATCTGGCCTCAAAGCTTCTCCTGGCTCTTCTCCCTCCCAATGCTCCCTTCTTCCGACTGGTGGTGGATCGCATCGCCCTGCGGAAGGAGAACCAGAAGGAGCTGAAGACGGAGATTGAAGCCGCGCTGGCGGATGTCGAGAAGGCGGTCATGGAGGACATCGAGACTTCCGGTGATCGCACCATCATTTTCGAAACACTCAAACACCTGATCGTAGGAGGCAACGCCCTTCTCTACGTTGGCGAGGATGGGACACGGATGTTCCCCCTGGCCCGCTACGTGGTGAAGCGAGATCCGATGGGCAACGTCCTGGAGATCATCACCCACGAGACTGTCGCCCCCGACGCGCTTGACCCTGGGTTTCTGAGGCGGATCAAAGGAAAGCCTGGGAATGAAGGGAAGGACAGCGTTGATCGAACGCTGAGCCTCTATACGCACGTCAAGCGGCGCAACAATGAATGGGTCGCCTACCAGGAATGTGCTGGCGAGGTGATCCCAGGAACCAGTGTCACATACCCGCTCTATGCTCTCCCCTTCATCGCCCTGCGTTTCAACCACATTGACGGCGAGGATTATGGCCGTGGTTATGTGGAAGAGTACCTGGGTGACCTGAAGTCCCTCGAAGGTCTGACCAAGGCCATCGTTGAGGGGTCCGCAGCAGCAGCCAAGGTGCTGATCCTTGTCAACCCCAACGGGACCACAAGGGCCAAGACCATTGCAGAGGCACCAAGCGGCGCTGTCCGCGAAGGTGTCGCGACCGATGTGACCACGGTCCAGCTGGATAAGTTCGCAGACTTCCGAGTTGCCTACTCCGCCATCGAGCGTATCGAGCAGCGCCTGGAATATGCCTTCCTCCTGAACACCTCGATCCAGCGGAATGGCGAGCGGGTGACCGCCGAGGAAATCCGCTACATGGCTGGGGAACTCGAAGATGCCCTTGGCGGTGTCTACTCTATCCTCTCCCAGGAATTCCAGCTTCCCTACGTCAACGTCCGCCTTAATCGCCTGGAGCGGGACGGGAAGATTAGCCTGCGCAGCAACCCGAACCTCCCTGAGGACTTCGTGCGCCCGAGCATCGTCACGGGTGTTGAGGCCCTGGGTCGAGGCCACGATCGCTCCAAGCTGGTTGCCTTCATCGGCACCATTGGTCAGGCGCTGGGTCCGCAGGGGATCGCTCAGTACATCCACCCGGATGAGGTGATTGCCCGCCTTGCCGTTGCTGATGGAATCGACCCAGAGGGCCTGGTCAAGACCAAGGAAGAGATCGCCCAGGAACAGCAGCAGGCACTCATGCAGCAGATGGTGGACCGTCTTGGTCCTGACGCCATGAGGATGGCTGCCCAGAGCCAACAGCAACCCCAAGGAACGCAGTAAGGATGACCGAAGAGACCTCCAAGGCAGCACCTAAGAAGCCTGCCGAGAAGAAGCCCGAGACCTCCCGCGTTGATATGCCGAAGGGTGCACAGCGTTATCTGGCTTCAGGCATCGCCCGCAACCCCAAGAATGCCCTTGCCCGATCCGTGAGTGACATGGGCAACGGAACAACTCGTGTGGATTACTGATGAATGCAACCGTGATCCCCGGTGATGTGACCGGCCCCGAAGCACCGGAAGTCACCACGGAGCCGGCAGGCGGTGAAGAGCTGCTTGCTGGCAAGTTCAAGTCCGTGGAAGACCTTGTGTCCAGCTACAAGGCGCTTGAAGCCAAGCTGGGCGGTCAGGGCAAGGAAGCCCCGGCCAATGAGAACACCGAGCAGACTGAAGACGCAGAGACCGAAGAC